CCATACTAGAGGAGCGCGGGCGCCGCTACGGTCTGTTTAAGGACCACGCGATGATCGCGCAAACGATAAAAGACATGATGAAACAAGAAGAAGGTTGGGCGCGGCTCGCCCCCGATCAGAAAGAAGCGCTTGAGATGATCGCGCATAAGATTGCACGCATCTTAAATGGCGACCCTGACTACGCTGATTCGTGGATCGACATTGCGGGCTATGCTAAATTGGTTGCAGACAGACTTGAAGGCACTGTGCGATGACAAGCGAATACCTCATTAAAGAACAGTTGGCCGCGCGTTACGGCATGGCCAGATGCAAGCTTGTGAAGATGGGGCATCCTAATTCGCATAACCGCAAGCGTATCTTGGCGGCTATTGAATCAATAATTGGAAAGGGTAGCGAACAGCAGTTGCTAGACGCATTCTTGCGCCCTGACCCAGTTGAGAAGTTAGACCGCGTTCACCGCAAAGAGTACCGCCCGCCCCTAAGTATGCAACAGGCGGCGGTGCGGGCACGCGCAGTACAACCTGACTTAATATCCGTGAATGGGAGAGTTAGACATGAGTACGTTTAAGATTTTTGTCCAAAAGTCTAACAAGCCGGAGGACAAAATTTGTAGGTGCGAACACATCGTATGGTGTGACATTAACGACAAATGTATGAAGGAGAAAAAAGATGAACGAACAGAAACTACCTTGCCCACTGATCGACGATCCTGATTGGGTCTACATTCCGGCGGCGTCAACAGACGTCGCCAGAACGTGGGCTAAGTTTGGTTGGACCCCACCATCCCAAGCGCGGCAGTCCGAACGTGTTTGACACGGTTAAGCCATCCGGCCTCATAAACTGGATTGTTTAAACTGCGGTAGAAGTCTACTTTGGCAGCCGAGAACTTGTCGATCAATTCGTTTACGTCTTGTTTGGCAACGGCAGCCAAAGTGATAGGACCAATTCCACCATCGACCGGCACGTCTACGCACGACTGCAATAGCTTACCCGCACGGCCAGGGCCCCCATTGACCGCGATGTCGAACACCAAATAGTCTATAGGGGATGGAAGGTCGTCGCAGCGGCATACGTCCCAGAACTTCTTTTTGTAAAACGGCTTAACGTCTTCGGGCGTGAGCTTCTTCATCTGCTCATGCGTGACCTGATGACCTGTCCACTGTTCCCAATTGTATTGCGTCACACCCAACATCGTTGAGCCTGGGCGACCGTCTGGCAGTTTGTTGCCGGTGTCGCGCTCATCGGCGCTAAAGCCGCCTTCTGATTCGAGCATTAACGCAAATGATTTTTCCCAGTTATCGCGCATTATCTTTTCCTATTTTGATGCCAGCAATCGTACCCACGAACGCGCCAACGATGGTGTTGAACGCGGGCGTGATCATTTTAAATATTTCGGCGTTGTCAACTAGCGGGTCAAACAAACCGACTAGCACCACCGCTACGGTGGCGATCATAACCATTGATAAAGTCAGACAACAGACTAGCGTAATTCGGTCAGCAATACTCATTTCTTTTCTGTTCGCATATCAACAATCTTTTCAAGCGTGCGCCCACCAAAATAGAACGACATGATTAGCATGCCCCATTGGCCGAGCAACTCGACGTACGCTTTGTTGGTATCAAGATCAAACGCCGACATCATTGCGAATGTAAAGTAGCCGGTAAGAATCGCAATCAGCGTCATCGGGCGGATGTTCTTGCTCAACCATGAGTCCGACTTCATGTCGTTCTCTTGGCGCTTGGTGAGCTCACCCTGCTCCTGCATATCGGCTTGCATCTTAGCAAGTTCGCCGGATTGCTGTAGCTCTAGCAGTTTAAGTTTCGCAGCTTCGGCAGCGTTAGCGTCAGGGAAAATCTTATCGATAATTTTTGAACCGATGTTCAGAATGTCGAGAATCATTTGTCCACCTTAGCGTCAAGCTTGTCGAAAATCTTACCGAGCATGGTCTTGATCTCGACCATGTCGCGATGGTACTCATCTTTGCTGATGTATTGGTGCGGCATATTACGCACGTCATTGTCTAGACGATCCACAGCTTTGGTGATGTTGTTCAACACCCAACCACCGAAAAAGGATGCTAAACCAATCGCGACGTTGAAGAACATTTGTGAATCCATTATTCTTGTCCTGCTAAAGCGTTGACGCCACCCATTGTGATGGGGCGAAGGGCGTTGCGAGCGTACTGGTTATTAATCTCTTGGCTTGCTCTTTTAACCATAGAGCGTTCAATAGCTTTTGCAGCAGACGCAGGATTTGCTAATTCTGTGGCCAGCGCAATAGCGGTCTTTTCATCCATTTTGCCCATTAGACGTTTAACAATAAAATTAAACGCTGTTACCGGCGCAGACAAATATGAAGGTATAGGCAGACCGCCCTCTTTGCCAAACTCGGTAGCAATCTGACCAGCTTTGCCTGTACGGCCGGCTTGCGCTAAACGCTCATATTCCGCTGCGCGCGCCAAGTCATCACGCACGGCGTTTACCGCGCTTAATTGTCGAGGGTTAAGCCCTTGAGTTAACTGGTTAATGCGTTGTTCCACTGCAAGCGCGTTTTCGCCAGCGGGTAGTCCAGGCGCCAATTTATTGGCCGCGCCCGTTTGCATACCTTCTAAGCGTTGCAGACGTTGCACGTCTTTGCCGATAGTTGCAAAGCGTTGACCTAGCCCCATCCCCGCGTCGTCCATAATCCTAATGGGTTGCGCGTAGTCCTTTAAAAATTTAGCGTGGGCTTCAGGTTTGACTAGGCCAGTTGCTGCGTCTACTACCTTTTGACGGTATAGGTCTTCAATCCCTTTACCCGCCATCTTTAACGCGTCGGGGTTGTCGCCAAACAAGTTTACAAATTGCTTGGCCTCAGACTCGCCGCCAGGGTTAAAGTATTTGGTAATAACATCTTCGGGCTTAGTCTTGAGTTCGTTAAGCGAAGTTTGTTTAAACAGATTAGCGTTAGCGCCTTCCTTAAACCGCGGCACATATTCGGTACGGTACAGGTTAACAACGTCAGCGTAAGCGGTCTTGGCTGCGTCAGGGATCGCCGTTGACTTGCCAATCGCGTCATCAATCGCTTGGTGTAGCTGCCCTAAATTACGCAACGTAACTGAGTCAAGCGCGCCGCTGCCTGTCGCCGCCGATCTAATATCAGCGTTAATAGCCTTACGCACGTCATCTAAATCTTTAAGCGTGGCAGCGGGCGGTCCTGCTGGCGCTTCAGCCGCGGTCTTAATTTTTGACGATACTAAGCCACCGCCTAACGGTTTAGCTTCAGGCGTTTTAGGCTGAAACATAAACAATTTTTTTATGGTCGCGGGCGCAGTTTCCGGCGCAAACGTAGATAACTTTTGACCTAGAATATCTTCGGCTTTTGATATTACATTTGATACGTCAATTTTGCCGTTGCCCGCTAGATCAAACGCAGCAGCGTATCCTGGGTTAAGTTTGTTAATTTTAAAATCGGCTTTAGCTTTTTCACCAATTGCTTGTAAGCCGTTACCAATTTCAGACGGCGTGACGTTAACAAGGTTGGTGTCTACCTTATCTCTGACACGGTCAATTACGCCCTGGAGCCGCGCGTCTACCCGCGCTTGTTGTTCCAAACGCGCTACGTTTGTTTGCGCGGTTTTGTCTGCGTAAAGTTGCGACACTTTAGGCATGTCCGACAAATCTTTAGTAAGACCTGAAAAACCTGTGCTGCCCACGGGCGCCGCAACTTGGCCGGCCGTGGGCGATGAACCTGGCACAATCACGGCGTTAGGGTCCCGCAACGCGCTTATGATTTGACCGCCTTTATTGCCAACAGCTTGATTGATGGCTGCGGCGCCAGGGTCAATCATTTTACGGCCTTGCTCGACAACAAACTTAGCCGCTGGTAAACCCAACGCGGGTACAACAGCACCAAAAGCCGCGCCAGCACCCGCATCTTCAGGATTAACTAAGCCAGCACCAATTGCACCCCCAGTAGCGCCACCCAGTGCCCGAACACCGGTGTTTATGCCGCCGCTTTGAAGGCCAGTTCTAAACCCGCCTGACGCAATAGATTCCGCAACAGGGGTCAAGTATTTAGCAAGAGAAGGCGCTAATTCAGCACCTTTGGCAACAACTTTAGATACGCCCGCGATGGGCAGCATTGTTGAACCGACTTCACCTAAAATTTCGCCTGACTTGGCCAAGACGCGTGGACCATATTCTTTTTGATATTCAGCGTTTTGACGTGCTGCTGCTTCATCAACCGCGGCGCGGGTGTTGGTGCCGGCAAGATAGTCAAGAGCGCTTGCACCGCCCTTAACCATCGTGTCGGTGACGTTTTTAAAACCTTTGTAAACGCCCATAGCAACGTCTTGAGGCGCTTGCATAACCGCCTGACCAAGTGAGCGCTGTTGAGGCATACCTTCGTCCACGCGGGCGGGTGCGGGTGCCGCACCGGTTAACTTAGCGATATCGTAGCCATTGGCTTGCAATTTAGCTGTCAAGTCGGCTTTGGTCGTACCTTCCGGCACGTTTTTTATGACTGTACCATCAGGTAACCGAACATCCATTATTTCAGGCTCCCAAAATCAATTACGTCACCGCCGCTAGATGGCGCGCCGCCGCCGCTAGATGGCGCTCTGCCAACTTTATATTCGTACGTCAAATCATACGCTTCTTTCATGCGCTGTCTTAAATTCTGTAAGTCAGATAACGCAGTATTTAAACTCTTGCGTAAATCATTACCGCTTTGGGTACGCGACAATGCGCCAAACGAATCAATAAGCTGTTTGCCTTCTTGGTTAGATACGTTACCCAACGCGCCACCAGTAGGCGACGCGTTACGCATATCTTGAAGTTCAGAAAAACCGCCTTTAGCAGTGATTGTATTAAACAAAGCAAGTGCTCGTCGCCCTGCGTCAGACATCGCGGACAAATCCGTTCTGCCAGCTAAGAAACCGGTTATTTCATCTAGTCCTTTTTTGTTGTCTATCAGCTCGTTAATGTCGCGTTCAAACTTAACTGTCTTTGCATCAAAAGCATTAAGGGCGGAAGTAACTTTAGGGTACGCAGCTTCGCGGGTAGCTAATGTTTTTGCGTCTAATTTACCGGTAGCTTGTTGAGCTTGTACTGCAGGATCGGCAGGACCACCAGGAATAAATTCCAAATTACCATCGGCAGTCTTACGATACCCAGCCATTGTTCCGGTTGGGCCTTTAGGACGAAGCACGGAGGATTGCGCCGCTGCGCGCGCTGCTGCATCAGCCGCTGCTGCGTTAGCGACCGTAGGCGCGCCAGGCTGGCTAGTTGTTCCGCCTGTCAAAGCATTAAGATTTGGCGCGGCTACTGGCGGCGTAGCTGCACCAGTTATCAATAAATTGTTAGCTGGTGCGGCTGGGGGTATGGCTGGCGTACCAGGTTGCGGAGCCATGCCCAATGGCACAGCAGAGTTAGGTTTGCGAGGGTCATATAGATAAAACCCGTTGTCGCCCTCAACCCTTTCTAATCTAGGATTAGCTAATTCATCTTTGTATTTTTGTACCGCAAGATCAGCTTGACGATGTCCAGGCGCCGCGCTAATACCAGCCGCTTGAATTCTAGTGCGTGCGGCTAACTGTGCGTCGGCGGATTCAAATATTTGATCAGCTTTTAACGACGCATTTCGAAGCCAACCTTGAAGCGCGGCAGGGTCAGTCGGGATTGCGGCTAACGCCTGATCCATCGGCGCAACAGCTTCAACGTAAGGACGCGTAAGCGGGTTTCTATAAAACGAAGATAGCCAATTAGCTGCGTCTTGTGGCGTTTTAACCAAACCCGCTTGGTTCTTAAGCATAGCCAACGATTTTTCAGCCGTGCCTATATCTCTTGCGCTGATTTCGCTTTGTTGGCCGATAAGCTTCATGCCCGCTGAAGGGCTAAGAGACATTACTTGACGTTTGCCTTCAGCGGTAGACAAATCGCCGCCCTTAGCGTAAAAGTCACGCAAAGCGTTTTCGCTTTCGTAACCTTGTTGCGCTTGTCGGATAGCCATCATTTGCCCCATTTGGGCAAGCATATTGGGCTGCTCCATAGGACGGACGCCTAGCGCGATGTTCGGGTTGATTGGCATGATTTAATCCTAATCGTTAAAACCTATTAAGTCCAATCTTCGGCGGTAACGCTAGGCCCTACGGCGTTAGCCCTGTTAAATATACCGCCGGACAAAGGCGAAGAACCAGTATTTCTACCTTGTAGCAAACTATTGATGTAGTAAGTATTGGCAAGATTGCTAATACCACTTAGCCCTTGGTTAAAGGCGTTAGCGCTACCAATGTAGCCAGAGGCGCGCGCATTAGCGCCGCCCATTAACGCCTCGCTTGCGCCCGCGCCATAGCCACCAAGAGCGTTGTAAGTGCCGGTGCCTAACGCGCCATACGCGTTTGTAGCGCCTTGTGAAGCTGCGCCAAACGCGCCCGTTGCCGCACTACCCGCGGCGCCCATTGCTTGGCTGCCTGCGCTACCGTAATTAGCGCCCGCGTTGCCTGTCATGTTAGCGGCGTTCAAGCCTACGCCTTGCAAGTTTTGATACGGGCTTAGTGTGTTACCGCGCACAGTCTGATAACGGTTAAACGCGTTGCTGTATTCTTGCGACGCCATGTCTTGACCAAAACGCTGAGAAGCTTTAAGGGCAGCACCTGAAATCAAACCGCCACGCGCAGCCGCTTGACGATCAACGGCTTTCAAACCTTCAGACATACGGAAACCATATCCTGGGTCTTTGTTAGCTGCAAACGCTTCGGGCGTAAACTCAGCCGTAGCGTACTGACCATACCCAGGCGCTGCGGTGTTGCCGCCAATGCCAAGATATTCTAGCAACCGGTTTTGCCCCGCCAACCCAGATTCTCGGTAGGGTGCAAGATCGGCGCGCTGTTGTTGGTAAACTTGTTTTTGAAACGCTAATTGTTCTTCAAGCGTTTTGTAACTGGCGGCTAATTGCTTATCAAGAAACCCACCTTGCGCGGCTAATTGTTTATCAAGCGCTTCTTTTTGCGCCGCAATTTGTTGTTGCGCAATTTTATATTGAAGATCGGCCGCTTCTTTAGCAGATTTCGCTTGTATGTCAGCAGCGTCTCTTGCTGCGCTTGCGCTTTTTGACGCACCAATTAAGCCCGCGCCTGCGCTAATTACCGACCCAGCGATAACTCCAGCCATGTTAATTCTCCGTTAAAACTAGCCTAGCACTATTGTTTGCTAACGCCAATCTTTTATCTAACAAACCACACTCAGGGATGACATAAAGTCGTTCTTCAATCTCATCTATATCTGTGCAGCCATCGGGGTTGTCGTAAATATCAACCCATACAAGTTCGTCATCGCCAACCAATCCAACTCGCCTTGCACCTGCTGGCGCATCAAATTCCATAGGCGCAGTCAAAGTATGAATTTCGTTACCTAAGTTTACCGAAATTGTACCCTTTTCAAGTTTGATTTTATAGGGTATTTTGTGTTCCGCGCCTACAATAACTGTGTGGGGCGGTGCGATCATTTTGCGGATGTACTTGCCGTCTTCAAACGAATGAATGGTTTTGATGTCTGCTTGCGGCATTTTTAAAAGTTCGTCTTGCAGCAAATCTATTTTGTGCTGAAGCGTTGGCTTGGCTAATATGCCGCTATAAGACACGGTTATATTCATGGCACTTCAACCCAAGATATGGTTGCCTCATCCCAAACGTAATTCTTACCATCAGTTGGGTACGGAACCGGCGGCTGCCATTGCCAAGTTGGCGCACCAATTATCCATGAGGGGTACGGCTGCGGATCGTAGAACACGTCATTGACCGCGTCGTACGTATCGCCCGCACCGGCGTAATTGGCTCTCAGCGCTTTTGATTGATCAGGATCAGGCGTATTGGAGTTTGGCAAATAAAGAATACCGCCGCGAGTGTTATACGACGTTTCAATCCATTGGAAAGGATCGCCCACAAGACCTGTATTGATAAAATCTTGATCGGCGCGGATGGTTTCTTCAACTACACCTTTACCGTCAACAATTACAGGAACTTTTGCAAAATAAGTCATCAGGCCACCAGAGAACCAGAGGTTGTGAAGGTATGGATAGTGTACCCACCGCTTGATGTTACTGTGCCACCCGTTGCGCGTTGAGGGCCAAGATAAGAAATAATCACAACGCCCGAACCGCCCGCAGCACCCGCAGCACCCGCGTCGCCTGACGATCCGCCGCCGCCCCCGCCCGTGTTAATGGTGCCCGCCGTACTTTGATTCCCGCCGCCGCCGATACCGCCCGTGCCTGGGGTTCCTACGTTTGCGCCTGCACCGCCGCCCGCACGGTACACCGAAGTACCGGTGATTGAAGAGGCAAGGCCCGCACCGCCAGTTGCGCCTACACCACCAAACAATGGGGGCGTAACGCCAGCCGCGCCTGCACCGCCGCCCGAGCCGCCGCCATCGGTTGAGCCCGTACCGCCATTATTGCCTTGGCCGGCGGTACCTGCGCCGCCCGCTTTGCTGTATCCGCCGCCGCCGCCCGAGCCGCCTGTCGCACCTTGGCCGTCAGGATCGCCCGCAACGTAGCCGCCTGCGCCGCCCCCGCCAATAGATGTTATTGCACCAAACGAAGAATTAGACCCGTTTGCGCCAGGGCTTGTGCCGCCCGAGCCGCCGCCGCCAATAACGACAACGTAAGTCTGCCCGTTCCTAAGCGTAGTGGTGCTGGTTTGATATCCGCCCGCACCTCCGCCGCCGCCGGCCGATAAGTTACCCCCGCCCGCACGGTTTCCGCCTCCGCCGCCACCACCGGCGACAACTAGATAATTCGCAACATATTCAGATTTGGTTGCAAATCCAAATGCTCCTGCTGCTGCGGCTCCAATTCTGGCTAAACGTGGCATTTAACGCCCTACACAAAATTAGTTTGTGAAGCAAACACGGTAAACGTGGCGTTTGCGGTTTTAGTAATCGCGTACGTGTAAATATCTACTGAGTTGGCATTACCAAACGAAGGTGTTGTGCCTTGCCACTTAACAGTAGGTGGATTGCCGTCAACAGTTACGCCAGTGTTGTAATACGGTGTTGCGCCTTGCGTAGCAATAAATGTAACTGATACAGTTTGCCCCGTAGACATAATGCTATTGAGCGTTTGTCCGCTATTGCCACGGAAGTTAAGCGTCCAATTGCCGCTTGCGTTGGTCGTGTAATAAACAATCGACTGCGTAGCCACGTCGTAATTAATGCCGCCTGTAGCTGCGGTAGCTGATACGGTAGTAGGCTCAACAATGTATTTAAATACGTTTGATGTGCCGCCAATCAATTGAAAACGTGTGCCGTCATATTCAACAAGCACAACCGCGCCGGCTACGATGTCGCCCGCAATCAATGGCGTTGTACCAAACTTGGTAACGCTCTTAACGCCCAAACTGTCAATGTCGAGTGTAACAGCGTCGGTGTTTGTGTTTTGCGCTATGAACGAATACTGTGCGCCGGCGGTGTAACCCTCCAAAGGGGGCACAGCCAAACCTGTCAGCGCGTTAGTTCCTGCAACCGTAATCAGGTTGTTGGTCGTGGTCGGATCGTTTACCGCTGGGATGTTGTCATAGCTGCCGACCTGAACAAAAGTCGAATCCTTTAGCACAAACTTGTACAGCACACCGCCTTCTAGCCAAATCTCAGCGGGTGTGCGCCCTGCCGAATCCAACACAATTGGGTTGGTGTTGTAAGCCGCGCCCGAACGTGACGTGTACGTTGACACAGGTGTCGTTGTGCCGGCGTTGTACGTGTACAGCAAACCGCCCGCCAAAGGCGCGCCGTTGCTGTCAAAGAATTGAGCGCCTGCGCCAGCTAAATAGGAAATGTTAATTGACATCAGACTATCCCTGTAATAATGCCGTTGACAACCGTCACGGTTTTAGAATCAGCAGTTGTAAAAGTGCCCGAAGCGCCGCCTTCGCCGCCCCCAAGCTGTTCGTATACGGCGTTAAAAAACCTAAACCATTCGCGTGACATGAGCCCCGTTGTGGGGTCAACAATCGGCACACGCGGCGCTGGGATTTGGGTGACGTTAGCCATTTGTAGCACTCATGTGTAATTCAGCACCCATGATGGCAATCTTAACTGGATCAGTGCCCGAAATTTCGTAGACACGGTCACGCAATTTGCCGGTCATGCCAAGGCGCCGCCAAAAGACGCGGGTGCCATACGCGCCGCGCGCGCCCATTGTTTGCCAATGCTCATTAGACCATGTGTGACCGCCGTCATCGGACCAACGCAACATAACTTGTGGCTCAACGTACTGGTCAATTGAATTGACAATGATAATTTCGTCTTCAATGCCTAGCTCGCCAATCGTAAGGGGCGACAAATAAATGTGCCCAGGCACTTCAGTTATGCCAGGCAAACCTACACCAGACTCGCAATCAAGTTGCAAACTATGCTGCGCGGTGCGGTTTAAATTGTTTGTGCCGGTAGGCAGCGCGCGCCACGACCGCAGCCATTTTTGCACGCGAGGGCCGTCTGCATAGACTTCTAAATCAAACGAATACAAGTTGCCGTTTTGATAGTCGCCTACGATAATTTTTTGGTTAAACGACATCTGGCAGTTGCTACGATGGCGGCCAAAGTCGCCATTGGTAAAGCTTGCGCGCTCATGCCATGCTTGAGTAGCCACGTCGTACACCCAAGTGCGGTCAGCAGTAGGGAAAGTCAACACGTAAAACGCGTGGCCGTCTTGTTGGTACGTGTACGCAATAGCGTCCGAGATGTCGCCGTATTGCTGAATCTGCCACTCAACTGCGTGCGTGCTGATGCGTTGGCCGGTATAGCCGTTAGCGCGGTAGACAATACCACGCCCGCGGGCGTCAGCGCCTAACCAAAACAGGCCGTTATCAAGTTTGGCAACCGAATAAGTAGCCGCGCATCCAATCTCGTTATACGCGCCTTGAATGCGCTGTAATGGGAAGTCTGCTGCGCCCGAGTTGTACCAAACCTCAACCGAGTTTGTGCCAAACAGCCAAACTTCAGAGTGGTCGGTAATCGATGATACCAAACCGTCTGGGCTGCCTTCGGCGCTTGCAAAATCAAGCGGGTCGATAGATGTCGGGTCAAGTAATTCTGTTACCCATACGCGTTGGCTGTCAGGCTCAATAAATACAAAGTAGCCGCCCAAATACGACACGGTTAACGCGCCTGGGAAATCTACGTCGGTAATCTCACCAAACGCGTCGGTAGACGCGTTATATATAAAACTCGGCCCGTTACACGCAATAAACAAATGCGTGCCGTCGTCGGCCATTGATACAGGGCCGTCGTTTGCCAACGTGCCAAGCGTTGTAATGTTGTATTCGGTATCTAGCTTATATAGGGTATTCCCTGATGCTACATACGCATATCCGCCAAACGTCCACAATCCGCGAACCGGTCCCACGCCAACGGCAACTTCAAGCTTTAGACCTGGTGCGCGGTTTAAAAACGCTGGGGTGTGCCCGCCTTCAGGTATAACCTCGGGAAACAAATTGATCATGCGGCTATCGGCAGCGTTAACGCTGCGTGCCACATAAGCTGATCCGAGGATAGGCGACTGCATTAATAGTTACCCGCAAAGATGTTAAAGCGCTGACGTGTGGCCACAATCGAGT